ATTATTAAGAGTATAAACAGACTCCACCCCACCAACTGGCATAAGATATACGGGTCCTGTAAACCCTTCGGCTCTGTAAATGTCTGCTGTTTCAATTGCTTCTTCTGCATCTTCTTCTGTTGCTACTACAAATTTAAGATAAGTGTAGCCAACCTCCTCATATTCACATACAACGTCTGGACGAATTGCTTCGTGTCTTGCTTCTCCAGAACAACTTAGTTTAGCACTTACACTAAATGTAATTTCTCTGTTAAAGTCTACATTAGGCATCTGCCAGAGTGTTAAGAATTCTTTAAACTCTGGAGTTAGTTTCTGAGTACCGTTAGTTTCGAAAGTAATTTCTTTAAGACCTTGCATCTTAGGATGCTCTAGCAAGTCTGGATAAGCACGTTGCCAACCTAGCAATGGCTCGCCACCTGTAATAACTAGATGTTCATCTTTCCATTCATTAAATGGAAGGATTTCACAGATACGTTCTGCAATACCATCGCTTGTAAGCATAGGACTGAGATCTTTAAAACGAGGATCCCAACTAGCATAACTATCACAGCCTGTACTAACAAGCGGGAGCTCTTCGTACGATTTAAATTCTGTAATGCGTTGAGCAATAGATTCAACTTCATTGCTTAGTTCTCCTTTGGGCATACCAAAGCCGGCACACTTGAAGTTACAACCAAATGTTCGTAAGAAAACAGACGGAACACCCATGTACCGTCCTTCACCTTGTACGCTGTAAAATAATTCTGCGATTTTAATTTTACTCATATATGTTTGACCACACCTTTAATTTTGTTGCCTTTTTCTCTTTTGCTTCTGTTAATTCGTCTTCGGTAAACACACCGTGTTCAATTAATAGATCGATTAATAGCATAACATCGCCGGCTTCTTGTGTCAAGTGGTCTCGTTGTGTTCCGCCATCTTTGTAAGTATTAAACAAACCGAATCTACGAACTTTGCTTATTGAGGTAACAAGCTCTCCACATTCCTCTTGAAGGATATCCATTATTTCTTGAACTTTAGACACAGTCGCCTTCCTTTGCTAGTTTTTCGGCAATTCGATTTTGTAAGTTTGCCTTCCACTTAGATTCCTGCTTAAACAACTTTACATCTTCAATTGCAGATTTTAATGTTTCAGCATAGTTAAATGCAACCTGTTCATTGAATGTAATCACAGTTTCGTAATCAATATACCCTTTAGTAAGTAGTTGCCAGATTTGTTTAAAACGATTCCATTTCCACCACGGGCTCTTGACAGTGGCATAGATTGTTACAGTGATTCCTGTATCTTCTGCTTCTATCCAAATATTATGCGAGTGATCAGGCTGTCCGCAGTCACAGACTACGTGGTACGATCTACTGTCTCCCCACTCGTTAGATTTAAGAATTCCTTCAGCTGGTGTTTGTAGTTTCATTCTTGTTCAAACCATTCGTTAACTAGTTCTTCTGCTTCTTGTTGTGTTAAAGCATGAACAAAAATACGAGCTGGCTCTCCTTGCGTATGTTGTATATCGAATTTTACTACACCTGTAGGAATTCGATCAAAATCTCTAAGAACTACAAATTCTTGTAGGTTCTTAGCACGATCAATAAGTTGTTGTGTTAATTCATTTGCAGTTGTCATTTTGGATCCCACCCATAGTCTAATTTAGCTTTAATTTCTGGAGATAATGTAGCAGGATCTTTTGCAGACATTAATTCTCTCCATTTTTTGTAAGCCTTTTTACCATCACCTTGTGCTTTTGCTCTACGTCCACACTCTACACATTTGTGAAAGTAAGAAACAAATTCTTTGCCGTTATCAGTAGTAAACACTTCGAAGTCTTCTTCGGTAAACTTATCTACACATCCGTTAAATGTACATACAACTTCCATTGTCTTGGGATCGATAAAACTAATATCGACTTTTTTCTTAGACATCCTCTTTACCATAAATTACCTCGGTGCGAATTCTTGTTGCATTTTAATGTTGTCAAAGAATTCCTTCTTTGTACCTGCATCGTCTTTAAAGGCGCCTTTTAAGACTGTAGTTTGCGTTAGACTGCTATGCGCCATAATGCCACGGTTTTCACAACATCCGTGGGTCGCTTGAATATAGACACCTAAGTCTTTTGCGCCTGTTGCTTTCTCGATTTCCCTAGCAATGTCATTACAAAGTTCCTCCTGGAGAGTACCTCGTCTTGCACACCACTGTGCGATGCGTGTGTACTTTGAGAGACCGATAAGTTTCTCAGCGGCAATAATGCCAATATAAGCAACGCCAGCCACAGGTTGGTGATGATGGCTACACATACTACGAAGCTCACTACGAACAACAAGCATACCTTCGTAACGGTCCTGCGAGTCGTTTGGAAATGCTGTTGCGTCTGGTGCTGGTTCATATCTTCCTGCCATTATTTCGTTGTAGTACATTTTAGCAAGACGACGTGCTGTGCCTTTGCTATTAGGATCTGTTTCTCTGTCGATTAGCAACGTGTCTAGCACTTGTTCGAATGCTACAGTTGCTTCGTTGATTAGTTGCGCTTTTTGTTCTTCGTCAACGTAATCACTAATGTTATCACCGGCCCAGAATCTTTTATTCTGTGCCTTCATTTGTTCGCGGATAACTTGCGATAAATTCTTTTCACTCAATTTTAATCTCCGATGTTAAGGCAGAGGATTGCCATATATTAATAATATACACTCTTATTTAGGTTTTTACAATAGGCTCATGAAATTTTATCACTCAATAAAACCTTACATAAGTCTGCATCTTTTTTGCTTTTAAAAGTAAATGTCATAAAGTCTGGATAAGGTTTGTAGAAATATCTTTGCCCGGGTAATCCAAATACCTCTACAACATTAGCGCAAGTTTCATTCCACCATTCGTTATTTTGACTATACCATTTTACAGTGATGATCTGATCTTTGGTAATTTCATTGTCCCAATCTAACGGTGCTGGATATAAATCTGCAGGCTTATGATTTTTTCTTACCATTGTTTCGTGCTTCTTCTTTCATCATTTTAAGTTCATCTTCCATGTAAGATAGATATTCAGATAGAACTTCGAATCGCCTGTCAATTGTTCCTTGCGATTGTAAGTGTTTAAGATCTTCTTTTACTTTAGCAATTTTTTCTTCCATTGCTGGTATTGTTAGATCTTCTTCGTTCATTTTCTGCTTCCAAATCTTAGCCCTGTAGCACTACCAAATAGCAATAGAAACGCTAACCAAGTTTCCCACGTATAAGGTATTGCTAAAATTGGAAATAATGTGTTAAGAGACCATATGCCTGCTAGTGGTCCGATAACAATTACTGCGATTAGAAATGATACGCCTAACACAAGTTTAAATATAGATTTAATCATAACCAAAATTCCTCCCAAGGATAAACTAACCAACAATCCTCTTCTGATTTGTTTACAGTCCATACATAATAATCTGGATCTTTAAACGCACTAGAATGGTTGTGTGTAAGAACAGCAAAGCGAACATTATCTCCCCATATTTGATTCCACTCATCGGAATCAGGGAAACAACCACTTGGCCAATCTTCTTTAATCCAGTTAATTGTAGATCCTTGGTCGTTAATGTCATCTACAATAAGGATTTTCTTTTTAAGTTTTTCTACATGCTTATGGCCGCCAAATTTTGCGCTACGGTCTGAAGGTACAGCACCAATAGCATCTTCAGCCATCCACAAATTAGACTCGCCACCATCGCCGTCGCGAAGACTGACATTAAGCGTGTGCATCTTAATGCCAGTGTATTGACTTAGCAAATTAGCCGGTACAAGTCCACCGCGGGTAATACCTACAATATAGTCAGGCTTCCAATCGTGTGCTGACATTTGGCGAGCAATGTCTAAACATGCTCCTTCAACCTGCGACCAACTATAAAAGATTTTTTTCATGCTGTTAAACCGTAGGCAAGAGCCTGCAATTCTTCTTTAGTCATGTTAAAACTGTAAGTACTACTATAGCAAACTTCTCCCTTGTCGTCTAAACTTTCTTGGATAATATCCAAGGCATATAGACCTTTAGGGCTAATGCTTTCCCATTTTTCCATGCGAAGCCTGAACCCCTCGCTTTCTTTAATAACCATTTCTTTTGCTGTCTTAGCAACATCTGGGTGTAATTCTCTCATCAGTCTTCTCCTTTAATTCTTTCAAACGTCCTGTATTTTTCTAAGGCGTTAATGTATTCCTCGTACTTTTTCTTTAACGACGGATACTTAGCCTCCATTGTAGCATCTCTTTCTGGAATTAGCAATACTCGTTCGATTGTCTTTAACCGTTCTTCTATGTCAATTCCGTTTACTACAAGATTACCTTTAACTTCTAGTGTAGCTTGTTTTTCTAGAACAACCTTGTCTTCTCCGTGCGGGATAGTCATAACGGCTTTTCCATTTGAATTATGGAAGTTAGAGGCTGGTTGAGTCCATGATGCAGTACCGTTTGCAAACGTTGTTAGTGTAGATCCACTTGCTCCGACTGCACCAACGGAATACGGGTGATGATTATATGATACAGCCATTACGGTTTAGTCCTTTTATCTGGCGGAGTATCATAATCGTCTTGGACTAGTTTATAAGTTGTTTTGAATTTTTCAAAAGCAATTCTTAACCCAGGATAGGTTTCACACATTTTTTGTATTCTATCCCAATCAGGAAAACAATCTTTCCATTCCTCAGGATAGTTAAATGAAAATGTCGATGTATCTATAGGACCAATTGTTACTGTAGATCCTGAAAAATAACTAGAAGTAGCAATGCCTGCACCTGAAGTTATTGTAATAGTGTCGCTTAAATATGAAGAACCAGTATTGCTCAATGAAATATTAGACAAGTCAATGACAGTGTCATCTAATGTTATTGAGTAGGTTTCCTGCGCTGAAGAAGTTGTCACGTAATGTCTCCATTTGTTTATGAAGCATTGGAAGTCGTGTTCTATAATTTTCCATATGTTCTATTATTACTTTACATATATCCGGTCTATATACTTCGTACGCTTCGTAGCTTTCTGTCCACTTGCTAGGATACTTAAATGTATCAAACGCCATCTCTGTGTAGCTGAGTCTATCTGGAACCATTGGGATTGCATCTACAATAGCCCCTTCATACCAACTAATACCAAGTGTCTCTTGTAAGTTGGCACTAAAAACCATTTTCGCCTCGCCTAACAGATTATGATATTCATTTTTTGTTAGATGTTGATCCTGACACACTACAAATTCATATTGAGGTAGATGTGTAGCAAGGTCTCTAAAAATTTCAACCTGCTTCTCGGGTGCGATGCGATGTGGAAATAAAATCATATTCCGCTTTTCCATATTCTTATATGGAAGCAATGTATCGACCATATATTCCATAGGCCAACCTGTGCGAACAACTTTATTAGTTACATTGGCTTTAGGGTCATAACCGCGTTTGCCTAGTAAGTTTCTGCCAAACATTTCAATGTGGAATGTTGTAGCAAAGTAATTGTGATCAAATGCTTCGTAAAAACTTTTTTCTGCGTGACGTACCCAGGGCTTATCACCAACAAGGCGACCTAAAAAGTCCTGAGGATCATAACTGCCAGCATGCCATAAGCCATGTGTAACTACAGGAATACCCAGTAGTTCACTCATGTACTTTAAATTTATAATGCCTGGATGCCAAGCATCAGTAAAAATAAAATGGTCGCCAGCTGAAATGCGTCCATCGCAAAATAGTCTACCAATTTTTTCAACTTGTGCAGACTTATAAATATTGGTGCCGCCAAAATTAAGGAAAGCGCCAGGAGTGGTAGCCCTAGGGATATCTTCAGGGCCGTCAATAATTTGAACATTATGACCTGCCTTTCGTAAGAGTTTAGGTACATGGGTCTTCCATTGACCCGTGTACCTAGTTTCAACAGCTTCTAAATCAATTAGAAAAACGTTCGCCATTATAGCGTTTTCCTTGGTATGGCTTGCGGTCGCCATTGAATTTTCTAGGACGTAGAGTCTTTTCATAATTTCTCCACACCCAACTGTCTCTATTATAGAGATTAGCCTCGTCAAACGGTGCTAGTTCGAAACGACAATAATCATGAAACTTTTCAAGATCATCAAAGATTTTAACGACCTCGGGTTTAGATTCCCAATAGTTAACGTCGCGATAGTTTTTAGCCATGATAGCTTTTCCTTAGTACTTAATAAATGAACCATTTTCTCCGTCTTCGGAGACCTCAATCCAGATTTCGCGATCTGGATACTTATGTGCGATGATGTTATACAAATCGTCTGACATCATCTCACAACTCTTGTAGTCAAGGCTTAGAGTGGCACCTTGACCATTATACAGCGATATGAGCCATCGTTTGAATTGGATGAATTCGATGTCCCTATCATTGTGTGACACACTGATCCACACCCTGAAATGAAAGATATGGCGGTGAGGATAACCCAAAAACGATACGTCATATTCGTCTCCTGTAGCTAGATTCGGATCTGTAAGAGCCGCAGGGTATTTATGAATACCTTCTTTCTGGAAAGTAACCCATATCATTTTGTTAGGTCGGATGTCTTGTTTAATAATCATATAATTTTATCGTCTTTATATTTGTCCCAACTTGTAAATTTGGAACGATCTTGTAAATCGTGTAGACTATGTGACCACACACCGGGATTAGTTGCTTTAAAACCTTTATCGTCTATTTTAAGCATTGTATTATAATTCCACAATTTAATATAGGGAATTGGCACTCTTATTTGAGGAATAAAATTATCATACTCATTTAATGGACCGTCATTAAATTCTTCAACTGCACTCAGCGGGATATCTAGACTACATAGATAGTTCATCTTAAGATAATGCTCAATCATACTTTCCCAAGATTTCCAATCATCTCTAGTTTGCGGATTAAAGCTATGATTAGCACCAAAGAAGATGTGCTGTCCCGGTTTCTTTAATCTTGGAGTAATTTCTTCAACTGGTTGGCATCCAGTTACAAATAATGTTTGCATACCAAAAGCAGGTGTATGTTCTACTTCAATGCCTTCGAAGAAGTTAACATTACTAGCAACACCGGTACTATAATCACGCTTCATTCTTTTTACCTTCTTCGTAAACCATTATCATTCGTTTTACATCCTCAATTCGTTCCTGAAAGACTTCAGGTGCTAGTCTGGCTGTTGTTTGCATTTCCCATGTATCTGGGTAATGTCGTAAACACCATCTGGCTTGCTGACGTATATCTTTAGGAACACGAGGAGTTTGTTTAGGATCACACAGCTCTCTAAGAAACTGCCTCGTTCTTAATACCGAATTGTAACGTTCATCTGGTAATGTCATTCTTTTACCTGTGATTCTAGCTGGTCTAATTTTAGTTCTTCCTCTTCGGTAAATTCACCGTCGTTATGCTCTAATTGTACAGACTCAGTTTCCACTTCGTCAAATAAAACGGCAAACTGTGTGCTAGCATTAACGGTTTTCTTACCAGTAGCACCTCGAGTACCGATAATACTTTGCCAAAATCTATCAAAGTCTTCAATAATTTCTAAACTTTCGGACTTACTACTAGATGCAAAAATGGCTTCCACTACGTCTTTAAAGTAGATTCTGTTAAATTTTTCTTGCACTAGCATTGCTGGAGTAGAACCCTGATCGTACTTTTGGTTAGCAACTTGAACAGCATTAATGTGGCTCCACACATTATGCCCCATTTGGATAGCGTAACTAAAACTGTCCCAAGAAGTTTTGCCTTCCTTGCCAATTTTATTTAGATCGCCTGGTTTATAAATGCAGATATCTTTTATTTCAACTTGGTCAATAAGAGGGCTAGGATCAAAATTCTTAAAGATACCGTCTTGAATTACTGCGTCTTTGAAGAGCCTTGAGTCTGTTGCGTATTTTTTGTCGTCAGCAGACGGCACCATTCTGTAGACCCACTTAGTTCTGTCTGCTGTTTCTGTTTGGATGTAGATTTGTCCGTTTGCTGTTGCCAGAAACGGTGAGGCGCAGTCAAAAGATATGGTAAAGTTTTCATTGTGATGTTTCCTTACGGCACGTTGAATATCTGTAAGCAAAGTTGCCCACTCTAATTTACTAGTTCCAAGGAAGTGCATCCAATCATGCTGTCCCTTTTCTAGTAACCCATCGTGGCGTAATGCCACTAATCTCTTTAAGACTAAGTGAACGTCACACATATTTTGTCCACCCATGGCCCAACCATTGAAGGCCCTGTCTCCAAACTTTTTAGTATCGCAATAATGTTTCATGCGCTGATACCAATCTTCAGCATCAGTGTGGTTTTCACCTTGTAACACATTTAAGAACTTGCAATTACCATTACGATTGTTAATGAACCAGTCGTTGTTAATATATGTACCTTGAACTGCTTCAGCATAGGTAGTAATACCTGTAGCTTTTTTACCTGCAGGACTACGAGCCACCCACGCAGGAATATCAAGGATCATGCCGTAATCCATAAGCGTGTCCATCCAGTTTAAAACCTGCTCACGTTTTTTCTGAGCTTTTGGACAATTAGGATCTTTCCAGTCAGCTTCCCACACGCCTTTACCAATCTGGAAACCACCTGAATCTCCTAGAACCCAACTTGTAGAACGATTGCGATTACGGAACATGTCTTCGCCCTCATCTTGCTTATTGAGATCTAAGTTAGCGTGACCTGCTGAGTACAAACACCACTGGTAATAGAATTCACCTTTGTCGGGTTCTAAATAATTTAGACTTTCAACACCATTCTTAAAACTTGCAGGGATACGTGCAGGATCTACATAGTTACCATATCGTTGTTTTCCGATAAAGGTAGCATAGAATCCTGACGTAGCTGGAAGAAAAACAGCATAGTCATTTTGTGTTGCTGTTAAATTTCTATTCATTATTTGCTTTGTGCTGGAAGAATGTAGTTGTATTCAGCAAGTCCTGAGTCAACTGTAATTTGCATAGCACCTTGGTCACTAATACGGACAGTCTTATCACCATCAAGGTTAAGAATACTCATAACTTGTACAACAGGCCATGCCCATTCTTGTTTTAGTTTACCAGCAACACCGCTTTGGAAAATAAATGATCCTGCATGTGTTGATGCATCGCCAAAACTAAAAATTAAATTGTCGCTGTCTGTTTTAACACGGAAGGTTGTTTCTTCACTGTTTGCGTTTGCTTGAAATTTTAATTTTTGAATACTAGTTATGCTAGGTTCAAATTCAATATTCCATTGTGCGCCTTTAAATTTAACTGATTTTAATTTTTCGTTAATGATTTCTGTATTCATAAAACGATAATCGTTTTCAAAGTCGCCAGCTGTGTTAGAGAAATGCAAGCCTGTTGGGATAGTTTCGCCGTTTCTGTCAGCAGTTACAACGCTAATCTTTGCATTTTCTTTGTACTCTGGGCACTTTAAATGAATGTCCAACTTGTTTAGGTTAGGCATTCCGAATACGCCTTCAAATTCTTCTACTGGATTAGTAGTCTTTGCATTGATAATAACTGAACGGTCTTCTGCCATTGCTTCAATAGCCGTTTCTTTATCAGTTGCACTGATCTTAACTAGCGGAATGCACCCCAATGCGTGTGTATGTGCTACTAGGTCTTGTAAAATGTCTTTCATAATGGTCTCCATGATTAATGATTATATTTAGGTTTTTGTTAAATGTCAAGGTCTTTTCTTACCGTTTTGTTGTAATCTATTGCTGAATCTAAAATAGTAACTGGTTTATTTAGGCCGTATGCATACTTTCTAAATGCAGTTGTGTCTTTTGGAAAGCAATGACCGCCAAATCCTCGTTCACCGTCAGCACCTGGAACTAGTGTATGACTGTTTCCAATTCTTGTATCGTGTGTTAGTATCTGCCTAACAACATTGTAGTCTGCACCATTACTTTGGCATAGATCGTAGATTTGATTAAAAAATGATACTTTAGTGGCTAGAAATGAATTAGCTGTATACTTAATCATAGATGCTTCTTTAACAGAGCAAGTAAAGTATAAATTACATTTAACTAGCACTGGCTTAAACAAATCTTGCCAAAAGCCGTTAGGATCAGTTCCACCGATAACCATAAATGTTTGATTAGCAAAGTCAAAGTTGGCTGATTTAGCACGAAGGAATTCTGGGCTAAAGCAGATACTATGATTTTTATAATCTAACACAATTTGTTCAACTAAATCAGGCAATACAGTTGACTTAATTAACACAGGCATGTGATCCGGGACTTGATCTAACACATTTCTAATGTTACTATCGTCACAACCTCCATTTGCCAAAGGAGGTGTGCTTACACAAATAATAATCCCATCAGCATCATAGTGGTCTTCAATAAGATTAACACCACCGTTAGGATCTACAACTACACACTGGTGTTTTTGTTTTAATGTATTAACAACGGCCTTTCCAACAAAGCCGTATCCAGCAACAATAATTTTCATATTAGAACTCAAATAAATTACTAAAAGTATTTTTTTCTTCAGTACTTTGAATATCCCAATTCAAAACACCAATTAAGTTTTCAAGTTTGTTATCAATAATAGTTGCTTCCATTTCCTCATGATCAAATGGCAAATCTTTAAACCATTGAGGTAAACGTAATTCATCTACTGGATAAGCAACGCTGGTAAATCCTAAAGGATTTTGTTTTAATTTACAGACAATAACCTTAGCACCGTCTGTGATATTCATTGAATACTTGTCGTTAAACATACGTTTCAATGTATTCCAGTTAATACTGGCACGAACATGTCCAGGCATATTTGCTTTACCTGCTTTAACTTCTTTTGCTTGGTATTCTGTAATGTTGTTGGCACGTTTAGGGCTACCTTTCTCCCATCCTGGGCGAGCTTTGAACGCTGTGCGGAAATGTGTAATATGTTCTAGCACCTGTTCTTCTGTAGCACCTGTTAGCACCATTTCAAGCACATCACTTAAAAAGTTTTGAATAAATTCTGGAGTATCACTACGCTTTAGATCCAAGCCCATGGCTTTAATCTTACCTGGCTTGCCTTCTACGTCTGTACGCTTGCCTTCTTTATCGTAATAAAGAACAGCATAACGCTTCTTAGTGATAAACAAGCTCTTTGAGCCAACGATTTCACGCCCTGCTTTGATAACTTCACCACGTGATTTTGGACAATGGAAAGCATCTAGCATGAACTGCGGGAATGTTTGGTTAACTTCTTCTCCAATCTGATCATAAAGTTGTACTACAGTTTCTTTAGTCCAGGGTATATTTCCAGCTTCGATTTCTTTCTTTAGTGTTTTGTATGCTGAGAAATAACAAGAATCTGTATCACCATAGATAATTGCTTTACCTACGTGATTGTATTCGCCTGCTACAATTTCATTTACCTTACTAGCCATGTGCTTGGCAATCTGGCGTCCTGTAAGAGTGGTAGATTGACCAATACGCTTGTCGAAGAAACGACAACCAGGATTAAGAATAGCGCCATAAAGGCTGTTGAGGTTAATTTTTTTAACCAATTGACGTTTGTCCCAGTATTCTTCTTCAACTTTATTCTCCGCTTTAATAGCTTCTTTTAGTTTGGCCTGCATTTCTTTACGTTCAGCATACCAACGTTTTAACAGTCCGGGAATGATACCTTCTTTTTCGTAAGTAAAAATAGTACCGTTAGCACTGATCATCCAAGGCTGGTTACTTTCAAAAATTAATCGATATACTTCTGCGGCACTGACAACATCACTATCACCGTTCTCCCAATCAATGGCAATATCTGTACCAATTTCTTGATTCATCACGGCTTCATATTCTACACTGCCAAACTTACCTTCCCATGCAGCCGCAAAACTTTTACCTTTGGCTATTTGTCCTTCGATATATGCATCGGTCATTGTGGGACGTAATTGACCGATAATTGTTTCTGGACCCATGTTCAATGCACGAATTGCAGATGGATAAAGACTGTTAATATCTAGAGATCCTACCCAGTCTTGAATACCTTCTTTAGGATATGCAACATACGCACCAGCCGCCGCAGTATTTTCACGTTCGTCCATCTTAGGACGATTAGGAACAACAAACCCTCTGCGATGCGATTCGTTAATAATAGCCTGTTCAGTAACAGCCACAGCACCCATTGTTGTTTGTATTAGTACTGTGTTTTCGTGTGCTAGTGTGTTAGCAAGATCTAAGAATTTTAGTTTCTTATCAAGTCTGTCCAATAGCGCACAGTCTTGCCTGTTGTATTCGATAAACGTTTTGAAGTCATTGTTGTATAGTTGATCCAGAGTACCTTCGTATTGGGTTTTTCTTTCGCCGAGTTCATATTCTGCGATGGCATCCAATCTATAGGAGTGTCTTTCTTCATATGTATACTTTCTGTAAAGTTCGAGATAGTCTACATGAACACGACCGATAAGATCATATGTCTGTGCCTGTCTTCCAAACTTTTCGTATTCTCTTTTACGTGGTAGTAAATCAAACAAACAAAATCGTCTAGTATCTTCTTTACTGAGAACTTTAGTAACACGGTTAACAGTATACGGAATATCAAAGCCCTCTGAGTTCCAGCCTGACAACACGTCTGCTTCTGCAATCAAATCTAAGAACATGTCTAACATATCTGCTTCGTTATCAAAAAGATATGTGTTAGGAAATTCTTTAACTGCTTCTTTGGCTTCTTCCATTGTCATAGTCTTTGGAGGAATTGCTAAACAGACCATAGTTTCTAACCATTGTAGGTAGACAGCGATCGCAGTAATCGGCATAAACGCATCATCCGGTGATGCATATCCACGCTCCGGATCAAAGTCTACCTCAATATCAAAGAATGCCGCATTTAATTTTGGAGCATCTGCGTTAAGATAGTTTTCGCTAAGTGTTACAAAGATGGGATTAATATCAGATTCGTAAAGTTGTCTGCCACTGTTAATGGCCATTTCTTTACGAAGTTCTTTTGTGTTTTTACAGACAATACGTGTGACTGCGTCACCGTAAATTGATTGATGTTTGCCCTTAGGGTCTTTTACATAAAATGTGTGGCGTACAGGAATGTCTCTAAATTCCCTAATGCCTTTTTGATTACGTTCAACCACTTTAATGATATCATTGTCGCGGTCAAAGTATGCGTCTACATAAGACATATATCTTTTCTCCTAATGTCATTTTCGGCTGACAAATACCGATATAGCGGATTATGGCCCGCCTTACCCTTATATTATAACAAATTTAGATACGTTTTGTAATATCCAAAATTGCTTCAATTTCTTCCCAGTCTTCGTTATATTGACTCCAATCGCCTTTGTGAGCAATTTTGATAGCCTTGTTAATAACGCTTGGTTTTACTTGTAGTTCTTCTGCAACTGCCTTAACAGTTTCTTTTAAGCCTTCTTGTAAGTCTTCAATTTCTCGTAGTACAGTACTACCTTCTGAAATCAAACGCTCTAGTTTTGCCTTTTCTTCTGCACCGTATGAACGACCGCCCATGTGTTTCTCCTTAATAATATGCCTATTGTAATATACTTATCATGCTTTTGCAACCACTAAGATATTTTAGAGGTGGAAATGGCAGGACGAATCCTGCCATTTCATTATTTGTCAAATTTAAAAGTTTCTATTAAGTAGTTAGCAATATCGTAATGGGCATTTTCTCTAGTTGTAGTTGATGCCGCAGTTTTTGGTTGATTTGCTAAAAGCTGTTTATAATACTCTTTGTCTCTAGGTCCAACTGACGGATCTTTTAGTGCATCTTGAGCTGCCTTGATCTCATCCGGAGTTAGAGTTGACTTTGTTCCTGCCATGTTTTGTTGTGTTGGAGTAACATTAGTAGCTTTACCTGATGGATTTGGTACCTTTGGTTTTGCCGCAACGTTAGCAGGCGCTTGGGCCAATTGTGCAATTTTTCCAGCATACTTTTGATTAATAGCCTGCGCCTTTGGATTCATAGAAGCCTGTGATGTTTCTGAACCCCAACGACCATCTGCATCATATTTAGGCAATGGGACACCGGCAGCAAGTAATTCTCGTTGATATGCTTGAACATTTGGATCAAATGGTATTAGTTTCTTTTCTGGTTTGCCAGCAACATTAGAAGCCGCATTTCCTTGCGCCGCTCCTTGTGCCGCAACAGCCGCATTAACACCTGATACATCGTCTTGTGCTCCACTAGCGATGGCAGCTTGTTGAGCCGCATTTTGTCTGTTAGCTGCC